TGATATACGAATATATTAAGTTTTGTCTGCTACTCGCTGGCCAAGATACAACCCTTTCCAATGTCTTAGGACTGGCTGGTTGTGTCCGTTGCTCGCTGGAGTATTGCGCATCTACACTCTGCGCTGTATTGAGTGTAACTCTGTTGCTTCTAACCATTACCATCGTTTTGATTGGTTGGATACTTGCCGTCACCACTGCTGTGTTAGTCTCGCATTATTATTTGCAAGACTATCCGTATTATAATGCAGTCAGGTGGGGAGGTGTCCAAGCAATCAAGGATATTATAGTCGATTGGGTAGTGATTCGTGACGTGCGTCAGTCAAGCCTCCGAAATTTATTTAGGAAATTCCGGTTTGAAGGATACATTAATAAAGCTCCTGGGCATCCCCATCCTCGATCTGGAGGTTTTAGGGATGCTATGGCCAAAGGATTAGATAAGTTCTTCGAAATGTCCGAGCGCAAAGTTATGACCTTGTCACCATCATGTGGTGAAGTAAAGAAAGGTCTTAACTCTTTGCGATTGTATTACTCGGCGAAGGATTATTGTATGCCTGTTCAAGTGCCAACAGTGTGCGATGCGATTAAATTGATAGATGTTGACTATTATATGGACCTGCCACATTTGTTGTGTGCAGGCTTCCCAGTGGCGTTGTATACGTACATGCCTGATTTGCCTGGTAATGAATCTGGTGAAACTGCCCATTGCACAAATGAAGATGGGAGTATCACTTGCATTACTGACGGTTTTGCTCGTTATGGGCACCAGCTTTGGGATATTTCTACAGATGTTATTCATGTGGATGGCTGGTTTTTCAGGTACTACTATCACGTTGACGTGCGGAAATTGGAAAATAGTGAACACTCTCTAGTGCTGTTAACCCCTGCTAGCACCGTACCCCGTATTATTGCGGTGGACGAAGGTAGTACCAAGCTGAAACGCAGACGTACTAGCAAAGGATTTGCCTACAATATATATAAGGATCGTGAGAAAGTCATGATTGCTATTGCTAGGTTTGGTAGTTACCATAGTGCGGTTTTGCCGTTGAGTAGCTATGACTCCCTTGTTAGTCGTGCAAAGTGTTTCCCAAAGTCTTGGAACTACGCAACCATAGATTCAGTTGCTGGCACAAAGGGCTATAACACCAAGATAGACTCGCCCATTGTTTATGACTTTATTACCGCACATTTAGAACTCGACTTAATAGTCTACGCTAATGCTAGGACAAGTGTTTCCAATCCGGAAATAGTTGATTCTGTAGACCCCTTAGATCACAATGCTGTTGCGCCTGAGTACTTGCCCATTATAGAGGGTGAGACTGAGGTTCCTGATTACAAGTGCACAACCCGTCTTATCCACGAGCCATTTATGGCTAGTGGGACCGCTCCAGTAGCTTCAGTAAATTCTGATGCGGCGGCAATTGATAAGCGGATTGTGGAAATCGCCTCTAAGGTAACCTCTTGCGAGGAGTTTAAGTACGAAGAATTTGTGCGCTATTTTGTGTCTCCGCTGGTTCCAGTACCAGCTGACGTTGTGTTAGAGCAACAGAATCGGGCCTCTCAGGTCCAAGAATATGAGAGGGCTCTGGGGTGTATTGACATCCAGAACATACGCCTCAATGCGTTTATGAAGCATGAGACCTATCCCGAAGTTAAAGAGCCCCGTGTCATCACGTCGGTGAACCCTGCCCACAGGGTTAAGTATTCTGCTTATTGTTTGGCCTTGTCTGACCTATTTAAGAAGCAACCTTGGTATGCCTTTGGCATGACCCCCTCGGCCGTTGCGGACCGAGTTCATAAGGTTTGCTCGTCAACAACCCGAACTCTAAAGTTGGTGGAAACTGATTATTCTCGTTTCGACGGGCGCCGGTCAAAGGTGCTCGCGAAGTTTGAAGAGGCTGTTATGTTAGCAGCATTTGGTCCTGAGGCCGCGAAACTTTCGCGCGCTGAAAACAAATGCGTAGGTCGTACCCGTAGTGGGTTGAGCTACAATACAGGCTACGCACGTCTCTCCGGTTCTCCATGCACATCCATTATGAATACTTTGTGCAACGCTTGTGTTGTATTCACCGCTTTCCTCAAGAAAGGCCGGACCCCAGCAGAAGCTGCATCTCTGCTGGGTGTGTACGGTGGAGATGACGGGCTGACAGTTTACCCAGATGTGGCGCAACTCGAGCAATTCGCTAGCTCCGTTGGAGCACAATTGAAGTGTGTTGTGAGAAATCCTAAGGTGGATTACGTGACTTTTTTAGGACGTGTCTTTTATCAGCCATTGAGCAGTGGCGACTCCATTTACGACTTACGTAGATTTTTGCCTCGTTGTCATAGTGTACAGGCGAACGGAAGTGTACCGTTGGAGGATGCTGCTCGTAATAAAATTGGCGGGTATAAGATTACGGATCCTAACACTCCATTTATTAAACAGTGGGTGTCATGGTTGGAGAATACTTACGGTAAAGTTGAAGGGGATGCTCGTAAATCTGAGAACTGGGTTAACCAGGTTCTCACCGAGCATGCTACCGATTCGTGGCCAAATGGCACTAGTGATGACCCCAATATGATGGGCGTTGCTGTGCGGCTTATTCCTGAGTTACCTGCTCTCCTAGAGAAATTTCCTAATTGCTGTGTTGACAGTGTTAGGGAAACTCCTATTCCCATCATAATTGGTGGCGAAAGGCATGACCCTGTAAATAGTAATAATATTTCGAGACCCAAAGTAATCCGTAAAGGACATATAAAGATTGTAGTTGGCAATGGTAAGAAGAGTGAACCCCCAGCTGCAAGTCGCAACAACGCCACGCGCGATGGCAAGAAAGAATCGCCGCAAGCGAAGAAACCAGAGGTTAAGAGTCAGTGCAGCTCTGGTTTCATCAAATCCCCGTTTGGGCCAAAGAAGGGGCCCAAACCGGGGGCTTGAGTTAGCCCCTAATCTGCACCGTGGTCTTTCGCCAGCTAGCACTAAATTCCTACAATGTGCTTTCGCTCAACCTGATTTTGTTATGGACTCCTTAGCTGGAGTCCCTGATAAATTCAGTGGTAAGAGTGTCGTGAAACAACACATACTAAACTTGCAGCAGACTTTTGCTGTGAGTCCTACTTTGCCAACTTATACTTGGATTATTGTACCCCCTGTACCTGGTATGGGCCTGTTAATAGGCTCAACCAACACGGTTTCCATACTCCCAAATCCATTTGCACCTCTCTATTATGATGATGCGAATGCTATGGGATTCGGACCTGTTGATGAAAACCTACAGTCGACGTATTTTAATTCTTTTAGGTACATATCCTTAGCGGGTGAGATTCAATCCACCGTTAATGAGATGACCTGGACTGGCAACATAACATCATGGAAAGTTCCCTTGAAGTACGCCATATCTGTGGACGCCGTTGGCGCCACACACTATGAAGTTACCGGTCTTCGCGACGGTATTTATTCCCCCGTTACTCCCCAGACAAATTATTTTTCTGGGCCTTTTAATGAGGGTGTGTACAACGTATCAGGGAGTAATCAATCTGAATTTCCATTTACTGATGTTATACCCAATGCAGACGCTAGAACCCCTACGGATAATCCAGGGTGTTTCATAGATGCTCCTATACCCGGTTGGGGTGACTTAGACTCTATTATAATGAGAGTGTCACTACCTGCTGGTAGTACAGCTATGTCGGCATTGGTTAAGGTTTGGGCATGTGTAGAATACTTGCCTAACCCAAGTAGTGTGTTTATTGGCTATGCAACTCCGTCTCCCGACTATGATGAGCAAGCCTTAATGATTTATAAGTATGTTGTTGAGCGGCTGCCTCCTGCAGTCCGCGCTCGCGATAATGCAGGGTTTTGGACCCGCATTTTGAGCATTGTTAGGAAAATTAGTGGCCAGTTGGCCTATATCCCGGGACCTCTCGGAACCATGTCACTTGGCGTAAATGCCATCTCCGCAG